GAAAAGCCGGGAGATTATCTCGGCCCTTCAAAGGGATGGCTGGAGCGAGGTGGCCCGCAAGGGTAGCCACGTCCAGTTCAAACATCCGCAAAAGAAGGGCCGCGTGACCGTTCCGCATCCCGAACGGGATATCCCGCTTGGGACATTGAAGAGTATCGAGAAGCAATCGGGTCTCAAACTGAGGTGAGGGCCATGACTCAATATATTGGTCTTATCCATAAGGAAGCAGACAGCCATTTCGGCGTCTCGTTTCCGGATTTTCCGGGCGTCGTCACCGCTGGGACCACGCTGGATGACGCGCGCGCCATGGCGGAAGAAGCGCTGGCCTTTCATATCGAGGGGCTGGTCGAGGATGGCGAAGCCATCCCCGAACCTTCCAAACTTGAAGACATCATGGCCGATCCCGATAACCGCTCGGGCGTCGCCATCCTGATTGCCGTGAAGACCGACGCGCCGAGGGTTGTCAGGGTCAATGTCACCTTGCCCGGCGATGTCCTGGAGCAGATCGATCGCTACGCCGAGGCGCATGGACTTTCGAGATCCGGTTTCCTCGCGCAGGCCGCCAGGAAAGCGATGGTCGAGGCAGCCTGAAGGAAAGGTGACGGCTGTGCCCGGACAGACCCGGCGCCTGCGCGAAATCTGCTGAAATCATCCGCATCACCTCACCATCTCCTGCGCGCAGCGTCCTTCGCGCCGCGAGAGGTTGCTTCGATCTTCAAAGCAGTCGGTGACGAGGGATCGTCGCGCGGCCGGAGATTGGACATCGTCAGGGCGGATTTCAGCGCGAATGTGCCTGCCTTTCATTACCGGCCTACCGATTATGAACTCTGGGAGTTCGTTGGCTGGGATGGCGATGATCGCCTCCTGCTAAAGGTCACCGGGCGGATGGCAAATTCCCCCGCTCTCATGACGTGGCCCGCTGAAGCCGTTCGCCAAAATGGCAAATGGCAATTGAACCGATGGGCGCCGCCAACGCCAAACGTCGCCGTTCTGACCAGGCCCTGAGACGGCGCTTAGGCCAAGTGCCACCTCGCGGCTGCCAAGCTGCGTCATCGCCTAACGATTGTCGTCTAAAGACGGGATTTTGCCGCCCTGCACGAAATCTCCTGAAATCACCAGCGGGAAATAAAAACGGCTGAGTAAAATCGGCTGAGAAAGGATCGCGCTCGCCATCTTACGTCAAGAAAAGCTACCGCATGAATGAAGCCACGCCCACTGCTCCGCGAAAGTCGCTCGCCGTCTTTGGATACAAGCCGATTCCGTCGTTCTGATGGTCGCAACGCCCGCTCCTCAAATTGGCAAAAGGTACGATGTGGAAACCTGACGATCCAATCAACTGGGCCTTGGGACTGATCTTGGATGCTATCGCCTGGCTTGTGCCTGGCCGCGCGGGAAGAATATTGAGCCTCCTGGTTTGCTGGGCCATGTTTCTCGCAGTGGCTTACGTTCTCTACTCGAGATAGCTCGGCGGGCGGGGCGCGGTCTCCGCCGCCCATGCAGCCGGCGATGCTGCCGCCGTGGCAGACTTCACCTAACGTTCCCGGCGATATCGGTCGCTGGGTGACGGTGTTGGCGGGATCCGATCCGCAAGCTCCCGATCAACCGGCACGTTCGCCGCTTGAGGATTGGCTCGATCAATACATCCGCCAGACCTTGGGCGCCCGCTGATTTCGTTTACGGCGCGGAGTCAACGCCGAAGATTTGGATGTCCGGAACAAGTCCGGGCATGACCGGAACCTCAAACCGGAAGCAGCATTGCGATCAACCATGCCCCGCGCCTGCGCGAAATCGGCTGAAACTATCCATAGGCGTTCTCCTCACATCCCCACTTAACTCCGGAGATCGCCGTGTTCCCGATGGTCCGATCTCCTTCGGCGCTTCGCCGTTTCCAACGGCGTCGTCGTGCTCAATCATTTTCCGCAAAAGCCAACCAAAGGATATCCAATGTCCCGCCTGTCCCCGACTGATCTGAAATCGATGCTCGCCGCCGAGAAGGCCGACGCGCTGGCGGCGGTCTCCGCCGCGCGGCTCGCCGAGGAGCGGGCCGACGCGATGGACTATTACCTCGGCGACATGTCGCGCGACATGCCGGCACAGGATGGCCGCTCACGTGCCGTCTCCACCGATGTCTCCGACACCATCGAAGGGTTGATGCCGCATCTGATGGACATTTTCGCAGGCTCCGATGAGGTGGTGCGGTTCGAGCCCGTCGGCCCGGAGGATGAGGCGGCGGCCGCGCAGGAAACCGATTACGTCAATCACGTCTTCATGCAGCAGAATCCCGGATTCATGGTCCTCTATTCCTTCATCAAGGATGCGCTGCTGTCGAAGACCGGCATCGTGAAAGTGTGGTGGGAGGAGCGTGAGGAGGAAAGCCGGGAAACCTATTACGACCTGACCGACGACCAGTTCACGATCCTGGCCCAGGCGGTGGCGGAATCAGGCGGGGCGATGAAGATCGTCGCCCACACCGCGCATGGCGTCGACGATGCGGAAGAGGCGGATGAGCCGCAGGCGACGAGCTGAACGGTGCAGTTCGTTCTTCTTGCGGCGGCTGGCGCGTGTCATTTCCAGACGTAACTGGACAGATAAGCGATCACCACGAAGCCGGTGATCGCCCAGATCGTGCCGAAGAGCTCCAGTCGGGCGCCCCTTGCCCGATGTTGCTTTCCGGCTTCCGTCAAATGCGTGGGATGGAGGCGAGCGAAATAGCCAATCCAGTTTCGCCATGAGAACAGGCCGTAGCAGTGACTGGCTTTCCACCAGTTCGATCCTTCGACGTAATTTTGCGACAGGCCGATGTCTTCCCGGATTATGAGCACGCCGAACCAGCCCATGCCGATAAGCCAGATCGCGAAGATGGCGACAAAAAGATAGGTCATTTCGGTGTGGTTCAAAACGATGCGTCACTATCACAACGTTTGGCCGAGTTGTGAAGGCCAGATCACGTTCCACACACGTCTAAATCAAGGAGTTTTTGATGAGCGACGACACCAAACCTCGACCGAATGGCGCGACTGTCTTCGTACCTTGGCCTTGGAAAATTCCGGGCAAAATCGGTGCCACCTATTATTGGAATCCTGGTTCCCCCGACGCACCGCACTTCACAATCACTCGTCAATATGGATTTCCTAGTGCGGGTATCCATGCCGTATTTCTGCGAAAAGGCATGACATCCCAGGATACAATCGGAAATGGCATCAGGGGAAATATTTCGACCTTCGTGCCGTCTATCTCCGTGGATGGCACTCTCCCTCGCGGGGAATACGAGCCGTGGAAGTCAAGGGTGACGGCGATCGAGGCTGGAGGTCAGATTTCTCCTGAAATCTCGCCGGCTGTGACCAGCACTTACACGCCTCAACAGTTCTTGCATCTCTTGATGAGCCCAGCAGGCGGACCTCAAGATGAACTTCCACCGCGGCCGCAATCTCCGCAAACCGGCCAAGGCACGGTCAGCCCGCCCACCGAGCCGCCGGTGCGCTATCTGAGCAAGCGCTATCTCAATCCACTGGGCGAGCCGATGACCGGCTGGGCTTCTTCGGTGAGCGCGGACGGGCCACAATATGTCGCGCCTGCGCCCGCACAGACAGCGCCGGAAGCGCAGAGCGGGCCCGGCGGGCTTTACGGCCTGCTGTTCGGCCCTGGCTCTGACTGGCGCTGATCGCACTCTTCTCATTCCTGTTTGTTCGCCCACGGCCCCTAGCGGGGCCTTTTTTATTGCCCTGACCCAACGGAGACCTGATCCCAATGAAGCCTGTCCCGCCCGTGCCGAGCCAGCCGCAGCAGCCGGCCCTGTCAACCTTGTCCGTCTCGTCGCCTTCGCTTCCGACAATGGAAGAAGCCGCGCCGACCAACCATGCAGCGGTCGAGAAAACTCCCGCGCTCGCGCCGTCGCTGCCGACGACGACCGCGCGCGCCGCATCTGGGCGTGCTGCGATCACCCACGACGTCACCATCGTCACCACGCGCAAATTCGCGCAGGCGCGCGTGATGGGCGTGCCGCCGGAGGAATTTGGCATCGAGCGCGGCGCGCGCTCCCTTCGCGATTGCAACTACTGCTTCCACGAAGTGGTGACCAAAACCGAAAGCCAGCTGATCGACGAAGGCTTCGATGCCGAGCAGATCCGTTCGCTTGGCGATTACACTGGGAGTACCGAGATCGAGACGCTGTCGCGCGACAGCGTGGACGAGCATTTCAGCGCCGGCTCCGGCCTCAACGCCGCCGCGCGGCTGGTGCGCATCACCGAACATTATGTGCGGATGGACTATGAGGGGGAGGGCCGGGCTAGCCTCTATCAGGTCATCACCGGCGGCGACCAAAGCGAGATCCTGCGCAAGGATGGTGTGCCCTGCATTACTCCGTTCGATGCCATGCCGTTCGCGGCGACCACGGCGGTGCCGATCACCCATCGCTTTTTCGGCCGTTCGATCGCCGACCTGGTGATGCCGCTGCAGCGCGAGAAGACGGCGCTGAAGCGCGGCGCACTCGACAATCTCTATCTGCACAACAATCCGCGCGTCGAGGTCGCCGAGGGCATGGCGGGGCCGAACACGCTCGATGATCTCCTGGTGTCGCGCCCGGGCGGCGTGGTGCGCACCAAGCAGCCGGGCGGGCTGAACTGGCAGGTGGTGCCCGACATCACCGGATCGGTATTCCCGATGATGCAATATCTCGACGCCGAGCTGGAAAGCCGCACCGGGCTTTCCAGGCAGACGCAGGGCATCGACGCCGATGCGCTGCAGAACCAGTCGGCAACCGCCGTCGCGCAGGTGTTCAACGCTTCGCAGATGCGCATCAAGCTGGTCGCGCGGCTGATGGCCGAAGGCGTGCGTGACCTGTTCTCGCTGCTGCACGCCACCATCCGCAAGCACGGCCAGCAGCGCCAGACCGTGCGGCTGCGCAATGCCTGGGTCGACGTCGATCCGAGAGGCTGGAAGACCCGCGACGACATGACCATTCATGTCGGGCTCGGCTCCGGCGGCAAGGCCCAGCAATTCGCCCAGCTGATGGCGCTGGCCGGTGTGCAGGAGAAGCTGA